ATCAGCCGCTAAAATTTCCCTCGCTGAGTTATTAACCCCACTAGGCAACATAGATTCTGGAAATCCATTAGGAACTGCACTATTGTTGTTATCTGCTGTGGTACTCCATGTTGATATTTTACTCATCTTTTTCCTTTATTGTTTCTGGATAACCCAAATTAAATAATACTAAATTTAATTTTCTATTCATTTCTGGTTTATATATTTTTGCATTTGCAATTTCTGCCATTTGAGTTGCAACTTTAGGATTAAACATTGCTTCTTTAAATATAGCTTCTGCTTTTTGTTTTTGTTTTTTAACAAAAAATCTAGCAAAAAAATCACTTAACATAAATCTTGCACTTGTTCTTCCAGACTTAACTGCAAAAACTCTTGAAGCTACTTGTGAAAGTCCTGTGCCTGCAAAATCTTCAACTTTATTAATCATACCTTCTGGTAAATTTCCCATACCTTGAGGCATTGGAGTTGTTAATGCAAACTTATAAGCATCAGCAATAGTTTTCATATTGTTTATGTGTTCAACATTAAAAACATATTTTAATGAATTGTAATTAGCATTAATTATATTTTTTAATTTATCTGGATTATTAACTATATCAGTTGTACCAAACATAATTTTTGCTACTGATTTTCTTAAAGCTTCTTTTTCTTCATTAGTTTTTAATCTATTAGCTATTTTATACATTAACTTAGGTTCTTTAATTGCATTTGTAATTACTTTGTCAATCTCTGCACCTTTTTCCATTATAGGATTTTTTTCAAAAGAAAGTTTTTTTGCTAATAAAGATTCTTCTATTAAAGATTTTCTATTATTTAATTGTGATACTCTGTTAGAAATTTTTTGTATTACTTTTTGCTCCGTATCTAATTTACTTAAAATACTTGGAAACTCTTGTAAGACTTCTCTGTTAGTATTAATAAAATTTTTTAATTTGTTAGCATCTACTACATCGCCTTTAAATGCTTTTCTTCTTATTCTATCTAAAATAACATTTTCTAAAGATTGCAAAGCATCTTGATTTATTTTTCCTGTTTCTGCATTAGTAAAAACAGTTTTAAATTGTCTAGCACTATCAACATTTGTTAAAAAAGCATCTGCTACTTTTTCATTAGCAATAGTATATTCTTGTGTATTACCTAAAGTTTTAACTTTATACGCACCAGATTTTTCAAATCTATTAATAATGCGTTCTTTATAAGCTTTTCTAAATTCTACATAATTTTTACCTAGAGACTTTGCTTGTTCATCTAAATAATTATCTATATCTTTTTGTACTGCTGATAAATTTCTTATTAATTGTTTTTTTGGATTAGCAGAACTTAAAGCATCTAATAAATCATTACTGACTCTTTCTCTTAAATCTTTTAATTCGCCAAAAGTAATTGTTCCGTCTTTTTTAATTTTTTTAATATCATATAAAACATCTGGCAAACTTGTTTTATCGCCAAATCTTGATTGTAGTTTAAATTTTTTATCTAATTTTAAAGTAGAAGCTATAACATTTTTTAATGGGTCAAAAGCTAATTTTTCATCTAACTTAACATTTAACTCATCTGCATATTTATTAAAATCATCTACAGCTTGAGTTCGTAAGTTTTTAATTTCAGATCGTAAGTTAGAACCAATAACTGCTTTTTCTGCATAAGGAAAATTAGTTGATATTTCATCTAATTTATCTACTGAATTTTTTGCTTGTATAGAATTTATATTAGATAAATCATTAAATTTCTTAGAGAAAGTATCATAAATAAAAGGTGCTTCGTCTCCATCCGAAGGAAAATGTTTAACTTTATATCCTTCAATAGCTTTTAAGTTATTTTCTTTTCTTTTAACAAGCATATCAAGGTCTGAACCTGTTGCATCAGCCTCTATTTGTTTTTGTGAAGCAATTAATTGAGGACTACCAGATTGTTCAGCAGGAGATAAAACATAATCGTCTCCTATTTTTTCTTTAAGTTGACTTGCTTTTGCAAGATTTGTTTGTGCATCTGGTGTACTTAATGCAGATTCAAATTGTTGAGACATACCTTCAACTGCTCTTTGCTCTTGAGCTTTTGAACCAAAATAGTTTTTTAATTTATTACCAAGTTTAAAAGCAATAGCTGTTGGTGTTTTAACAACCACACTACTTGCAGTTGCAGGAGCTAATGCACCCGCAATAGGATATACTGATTGTGCTAATACACTATCTGGTGCTGTTTCTTCTGCTAATCCTTTTCCTGTACCAAATCCTATTGTTGCTAATTGTTCAGCAAGAAAAGTAGAAGCAGGGCTATTTCTCATTTGGTTTAAAACTGTTTTTACAACTTCTTCTGATGTTTTTTTAATTGGTTGTATTCCTGTATAAATTTTTGAACTTGCTCCTACCATTGGTGCGGCAATAAAAGGAATAGCTTTAGCTGTTTCTTGTCCTGCTGTTTTAAAAATTTTATCAGCAGTTGTTTTTGCTTCTGGAACACCTTGATTAAAAAATTCAGTTAATCCATCTATTTCATCTTTTTCAATTAAACCTTCATCAGCAAAACTTTTTGCAATAACTTTATAACCTTTATCTGGGTAATAAAACAAAAGTTCATTAAATCCTCCTGCAAATTGTTTCATAGTATTAAGCATAGAAGACTCTGGTGCTACTGTTGAAACTTCATCTATATTTAACAATGTCGGTTTTATTTTTACTGCATCTGGTGTTTGTGGTGCTTGTCCAACAACAGTAGAAATAGCATCAATATCTAATTCAGCCATTACTTCATTATCCTTAATTCGCCATTGTAAGTAAAATATTGACCAGATTTTATTTTACCAAAATCTTCATTTGTCTTTGGAATAAATGGGTCAATTTGAACACCTGCACCACTCATAATATCTGTTGTAATTTTTTCTCCCTTTAAAATAGATTTAGATTCATCTAATTTTCCTTGAATTTCATTAGCAATACTATTTAAAGTTATTGAAGCTACTTTAGGGTCTTGTAAAAAAGATTTTTCATTTGGTAATAATTCTAATATTCTTTGTACTTCCGCAACAGGAAATCTTGGATTATTTGTTAATGATAATTCTAATTCTTTTTTTATTAATCTATATTCTCCTTTTGCTTGCACAACATCTGGGTCAATTAAATATTCATCAAAAAAATTTGGTGAAAAACCTGCAATAGAAGCACCTAAATCTTTAAATTTATTCCCTGTACCAAATATATTGTTAGCTCTTGCTGATATGTCTTTAATTTTAGGAATTATTTTTTCTGCTGTAATAATATTAACTTTTTCTTCTGTAACTGTTTTTGGGTCTAAATCTTTTGGGTCAAGAAAAGAACTATCATTAGAACTTTCTGATACTGGACTTCCATATTTTTTAACTTCTTTAGTAACAGGGTTATAAGTTGTTGCTATACCTGTGTCAGAAAAATTAATTTCTAAATTTCCGTCAACAATATCTGCGGCTTCATTTCTTGGAAGACCTCTTCCAACCATTTCTGCTATTTTAATATCTCTTGCTTTTGCATTTACTTTTCCAGATTGTTTTCTTAATTCTAATTCTTCTTTTTTTAACTCAAGTAAAGCATCTTTATATTCTTTATTATCTGCTGATGCTTGTGCTTCATTAGACCTAGCTAACCCTCTAGCAAAAGCTTCGCCCATACCAACAGGTTTTGTTGAATAACCACTAGACTCTAATAAACCCTGTGCCATTCCTTTACCTTGAGGAGAAAGAATATAATTTAAAAGATTATTTTTAAAATTAGGCGGAGTGTTATTTCTAGGTTTATTATTAAATTGATTCATTTGTGGTTGCCTATTTGAAGGCATCATTCCACTCATTCTGTTTGGCACTCTATTATTTGGATTAACATATGTGTTTGGTTTATTGGATGACAACAAAGGAGAACTAGCAGGTTTTAATGTGCTATATTGACTAGTATTTGCTGTTGAAGGAATATTATAATTATAATTTGTCATTAAATCTCTTTCTTGAATATTTGAAGGCATTATTTGTCCTGCAAAATAAGTTAATGGTTTTGCCATTAAAAGAACCCTCCAAGTAATCCACCACCAAATGCTCCCATACCTGCACCAAGACCTGGAATTCCTGCCGCAATTTGACCACCTGCCATAGCTCCACCAAGTAATCCTGCACCTTTGTTTCTAAATACAGGTTGAGTCTGTGAAACATTTTGTGCGTATGGAGAACCAACAGAGGCAAGATATTCTCTAAGTTTGTAATATGGTTTTTGTTGTTCAAAATCAAAACGAGCAGTAGCATCTTGTATTTTAGCCATGTCCATTGCTTCTCGTTGTTGACCTACTCCTCCTAAAGCTTGTATGTCTGCATAATCAGCTTGTGCTAATTGTGGTGCCATTTGAGCCGCACCTAACATATTTTGTCTTTCTTGTTGGTATTGTGAGCCATATACTTGATTAGCAATGTTACCAAGTTCGCTTGCTAATACTTCTTGATTAGCTCCAGAACCTAGTCTGCCTGCTTTTGAAAACTGTGATTGTACTCCTGCTGTTACATCGCCTGCCATTTGATCGTAAAGAGCTTGAGAATAAGGATTAGATGTAGGAGAAAGATATTGACCAGATAAAATATTATTAATTTCATTTTGTGATGCACCTAATAAGGGATTGCCTTGCGTAGCTCTTTGTGTTGCTAAATTTAAAGCCGCACTTGTCTCTGGTGCAAAATCTGCATAGGTCTGGTTCGGATAATAATTGGGTACTGCTGATTGAAACAAGTTTTGTGCTTGACCAAATGCTTCTGTTAAATATGGTTTAACAAAATCACTAGGCTCAGAGCTAGTCGTACTTGTTACACTACTTGGGTTTCCGCCTTTACTCATTATAATTCCTTACTAAATAAATATATTTTTTGTTCATATCCTTTTAATTTCCTTGCCCAACCTTTTCGCCCTGCAACTTCAACTGCATGACATTGATTGTATCTAGCAAATTTTTCTATTTCTTGTTGGATTGGCTCTAGCCAATTATCGATGTTGTTACCTCCTGCTAGGAAATAACGACAAACTTTTTTTTGAGGGTACTGTGAAACTTCTGTAATAACAGCACATTCAACTTTATCTTCCCAACTAATAAATAATTGAAAAGAGTTTTTAATTAATCCGTCTAAAATATCTCTAGCGGAATAAGTATCATCTAAAGCCTTTTTTATAAGAGGCTCAACTTCGTTCCATAATAAATGTAAATCTTCTGGCGGTACTTTAACAATCATCCAATAACTACATAATCAAAAATCTGATCGGTATTAGAAGAGCTACTATGAGTTAATGTTGCTGAACCACTTGCTTTTGCTGAAACAAATAATCCTGCTTTAACAGAATTACTATTTGCATTTGTTGGCTCAAGAATAATAACAGAGTTTACTCCAATCCTTTCATCAGTTAAAGATGTTGTAGTTGCGTTAGCAGTTAAAGTAACTGCACCTGTAGAGTTTAATTTTCCGTCTAAAGTATTGTTTACAGTATTAGAAATTAATCGTAAATGCTGTGCTTGGTTAGGCATAGACAAAGGAACATTAAGAAATTGGTTTGTTGCCATTATCTTTTTCCTGTAGCTTTTGCGGTTACATCAACACCAGACATTGTTAAAAAATTCCCTGTCGTTTTTACTCTAAGCCTGTGATACCTACTTGATGATCGCATAGGACAATCGCCACTACTTTGAATAGCAACTGGACTACCTACTGTGATACTTTCAATTTGTGAGCTTCGAGTAATAGGGGTAACTGTAACAGAAACCGAAGATGAAGTTTTTGCATCTACTATTGGTCGAACATTAGTAATTGCACTTCTTCTATCTTTTGCTCCTTGAAATTCTGTTGTATCTATTGTTGCAGGTAAACTTCCCCCAAGAAACTTACCAAACTTTTTATCAGAATTAAATCCTGCTAAACCATACACACCAGATGAATAATAATAACTATCAAGTGTTTTAGGTAAAGCATCAAGATTACCAAGTACATCTAATTTTTCTAAAGTATCAAAAGCTTCTTGTGAACCACTAGATATAAATTGCACATCTAAACCAGAACCTGTTGACCATTTATCTACGGAGTAATTATAAATTAATAATTTATTATTAACATCGCTTGTACCTTCTGCACCTGCTCCACGATAAGACCAAACTGCAATACTATTATTAGGGTCAATAGCACTTGATACTCCGTCTAAGTCAGATGATAAATCATTAAAGAAAAAATCATCTACTTTACCATTCCCAATAGGAACTAAAGTATCTCCACCAGATAGTTTATAAAAACCATCTTGAGCTAAGAAAAATATATCTGAGCCAAAAGACACAACACTCTTAGGAATAAAAGCTCCTATATTGTCTGCCACTTTTGAGAATTGAAATATTAATGGTGTTCCAACATAATCCATACGATAGATTGCTCGTTCCATAAATATTACAGCATAACTTTCTCCACCAACAATCGCTTGAACAGAACCATGACTACCCACAATATCTTGAAAACCAGATTGTGTTGTTCCGCTTGGTGTCCAAGTTGAACTATCATTTAATCCAGACCATCGTACTCGTTGATTATAAATAACTGCTTTTTCTAATTTATGTGTTTGTGAGCCACCTGTTGCTGATAAAGTAATAACAACTGTTGTAACTGCATTTAAGTTTGTTGTAGCTAATTTAATAGTGTTAGCATCTATTTTAACAACATAATAAGTTTGTTTATCAACAAGGTTAGTTAATGCTGTATTACCATTTTTATCGTAAACAACTGTATCGCCTGTAGAATAACCATGACTACTAATTGTAATAGCATTACTAGAAATAGTATTTGAATCAAAACTTTTCTTTGCTTCATACTCAGTTACAAATCCACTAAATACAAAGTCTCTGACAATACCTAAATATTTTACAGTAAAAGTAACTAGGTCAGAAAAAAGAGTATCAGTTGTTTCATTAAGTTTTTGTATGGGGTCAGTACCATTAGAACAAATTATATTATCGCCAAATTGGGTAAAGCTCCAAAAGTCTCTTGAGCCTTCTGTAGTTTTAGAATTATAACCACCAGACTTTGATATATCAGAAAAAGACAAACCAGACATTCTATAAAGTTTACCTTGATCGCCTGCATAGTTAATTGTTCCATCATCGCCAATACTAGAAAATAATCCAGTTGCATTATTTGTTAATGCGTTAGAACTAAGAGGTGTAAAACTAGGAAAAGATTTATACCCAACAGCTAATGGAATTACATTATCAACTTGTATTGACCCTGTATTTTCATAGGTTGGTAAATCTGCTTGTAGTTGTCCAAATTGTATATCTGGCATTTATACCACCATTCTTGATGACATTTGTAATGGTGCAGATGATGTTCTTCCTCGTTGTGCTGATTCATTAGCTGTTTTAACTCCTTCTTGATACAAAGAACCCCAAACTTTTAATCGTTCATCGTTCATTAAGAAAGGCTCACTTTCTGCTAAACAAGAATACAAATATAAATCTGGAAAATTAGTTAGTATAGCATTTGTTGTATTATCATCAGACAATCCTGTAGGTCGTTGGAAAAAACCTAATTCTAAAACTTTTGCACTATCTGGCATTTTACCTAAATAAATTTGTGTGCCAATAATAGTATAGTGTGTAGCTGTACCAGACCCTTCGCCTGCATTATACATACGCATAAAATCTGGCGGTGTCATATAAGTTAAAAATGTATAAGGGCTTGTCTGTAAAGAAGCATATCGCATTTCTAAATACCCTGTCGGTAAATCGTAAGCTTGTGTTCCTGAAACAGTTGTAATTGATGTATCAACTGTTTCCATTTCTCTTAATCTCAAATCACGATTTAAACGAGATTCTGCCAAATCAATAAAGGTGTCTAAATGAGTTGTTAAATCATCCCTGTTTAAATACGAAGCAATTTCTGCTTTCAATGTTGAGTAAGTTGTTAAAGCCATTATATATTTCCATTATAAGTTTTAAAAAATCTGTTGTCTGGGTCATTAAGCCATTTTCTAAATGCTTCTTTATCCTTAATTCCACCTGCTCGATTCATAATTCCTTTTTGTGCTAATTGTTGCACAACAACTAAAGGAATAGAAGCAACCTTCGTCATTCCTGCGTGTTTACCTAACTCGCCTTGAAATTTTAGTGCATCATTACCTAGATTAGACTCTTTTTTATTCATGTCTATTAAAGGCTCTACATCTTGCACATCTTCGAAGTGATATTTATTTTCGCTTTCGTCAATGTGCATTTTTGTTTTTAAAACTGATGCACTATTATTTTCGTCTATCCAAAGTTTTTTTGTCATACCATTTCAGTTGCGTATAAACTGCCACTTGTAGATGCTTCTCTGATAGCTCCAAT